ATGAAGACCGAAAACTGCAAGCGGATCAAGGCGCCGCTTAAATCGTCATGACATACGGTTGCCAGCAATTCCCCATAACCCGCCGAGGCTATTTGGCGAGGATTTGTGGTGATTGGTTTTCCAAGTATTACGCGCCATAGGAGGTTGAAATGCACAAATACATGACTGTAACAATGCCTGACGGATCAATTTACGGCGTTCCTGTCGATATTATTGCCCGCAATCGGGCTGCTAATTACGCGCAAGAGTTTGACGGAGATATTCGAGCAAGCCTTGAAGAAGATACGTTGCCGCTGTTCGAGTCTGACGATTACGAGATTCAAGATTGGGCCGTCAATAACATGAACTGGTCAGATTTTGACGGACACCAGATCAAGATCAAAGAAGCTCCACCACCTGATTTTCAGGATGCGTGGATGTGCGGTGATAAGGGGTTTCACGGAACTGTATGACCTACGGATGCCAGCAATACACAATAACACGCCTATGCCGATTCGACCGCCGTGCAATTGACCGCAAATGCGATGGATGCCAGCGGATGACAGACCGGGATTATCTCGAATCGCAAGGGCTGTGGATCATTGGTATTTCGCACCAGCCGTTGCCGCGCAGCGAGGCCGAGCGCATGGCGACGGCGGAAGTTGCAGAATGGGAGAAGAAGAATGGATGTGTCTAACCAGGCGACGCGCCAGGAGGAATTGATGCGCGAACTCGCCATAAAGCGCGCGGCAAACAACGTGCCAGTCCTTCCAGAGACCGGCGCTTGCCACTGGTGCGATGCGTTGCTCCCAGTCGGTGCCCGTTTCTGCGACAAGGATTGCAGGGACGACTGGGAACGAAAAAAAATGGCGGAATGCCGATGAAGCCCGTGCGCGTGACAACCGAAACGGTTAAGGAAGTGATCTATCGGTACATCAACGAATGCGGCGAGAACCGCTTCACGACCACGGATATTTCGCGTTTTATGGGAGCAGATGAGTATCAGGTACGGGCAGCAATCAGGTGGCTTCACGACCACGGAAAAGTCGAACCGATTCAAGGTTTGCGGTCATGTCGCTACACTAATACTTGCGGCGAAAAATATTCGGCTGCTGTGTATCAGATCAGGCAACAGACGCAGGTCGATTTTGTAACGCTGAATAGGGTGTTTTGTGGTGGGTGATGTTGTTCAATCTGGCATTGAGTTGAAGCCGCAGCATGAGAAGTTCGCTCAGGCAGTTGCCAGCGGAAAGAGCCAGGCGGAAGCGTATCGAGAGGCGTATCCGTTGTCGCGCAAGTGGAAGGATGCGGCGGTATATACACAGTCGTCTGCGCTCATGGCCGACAGTAAGGTTTCCACAAGGGTTTCAGAATTGCGGGCTGCCATTGCAGAGCGCGCCGAGGTCAATGCAGCCGACGCGCTGCGCGAGGCTTACAACATCCTGATAGCAGATCCTCGCGAACTGGTCAGCTACATCGTGCATTGCTGCCGGCACTGCTATGGAGAAGGTTTCAAGTACCAGCGCACCGCTTTCGAATTCGAGGCAGATCAGCGACAGCATGAGATCGATGTGGCCAGAGAAAAGGCTGAAGGCGAATTCAATCCACAGGGCGGAATCGGTTACGACGAGCGCCTGGCGCCGAATCCGGCTTGCCCGGCGTGCTTCGGCCGCGGAGTTGGCCGTGTGCTGGTTGCCGATACACGTAATGTCAGCAAGCAGGCGGCATCGCTTTACGCCGGGATCAAGCAGACCAAGGACGGGCTTGAAGTCAAGTTGCACTCGAAGGTTGATGTGATGGACAAACTGTTCCGGCACTTCGGGCTGTATGAGGCCGACAACAAGCAGAAGAGCGCGCTCGACGGCTTGCCACGCGAACTGCTTCAGGCGATGGTGCAACGCTTGAAAGCGCTGAATGGTCAGTCTTGATAAACTGGACGACATGATTTCCGGCCTGCCGCCGGAAGCGCGGGCGGCATTGTTGGACGACGCAATGCGGCAGCTTGCGCGCAACAAGATCGCCGATTACCGACCGTATCCAAAGCAGCGAGAGTTTCACTTGCTCGGCGCGACAATGCGCGAACGCTTGCTGCGCGCCGGAAACCAGTGCGTTACACCTTGGACGTTTATTGAAACGGCTGATGGGTTGCTCCGATCCGAAGAAGCTTTTTTTTCTGAAGATGTCCGTGTTGTGGCCCTGGCTGGTGAATCTGAATGTGTCGCTCAAGCGCAGAACGGATTTCTGGTTGGCATTGAGCCAGCGTATCGTTTTGTGATGGAGTCTGGAGAGTTTTTCGACTGCTCGGCATATCACCAAGTAGCGACCGAACGCGGCTATCTCCGTATCGACCAGATAATGTCTCTTTCAAGTGGTCGGCATTGCTGGCATAGAGCCGAAGATTATCAGGCCAATTGTGTTGAGGATGGCTATCTATGTGATCCACAACTTCTGACGGAAGAAGGTATCTTCCGAGAACTACCTCAAGCACAAGCCTATGCTCTAAACAGTACCCTGTCGTTTTCGCAAAAGGATGTAGCGGAGCGTATATCGCTATGTACCAGCCTTTCTCTACAATCCTTCCACCAGACCATCGCTGACGATGCTGCGCTCCAGCGCGCGGCCCTGTTCTCGCAGTTTGCAGGCCCAGCTTCGCACAAATCCGTTCTATCGCTGACAGGCTACAGCCGCATTCTTCAGCAACCCGAGATTGAGTCATCCCGGCTGCAATCAGGGAACGTACTTTCTCGCGTGAAATCGTCGGCGTTTTTCCGCGCGATTCCCTGGTCATGCCAATTAGTCGGCGCTGAAGATATGCTTGGACTGCATATTTCGTCAATCCAAGAACATGGGCGATCTCTTGACGCTCTATCCCTTGGCTGTTCATTGCAAGAATTGCATCGTGATGAATCTCGCATTGCGACGTTTTACCCATATAAACATCCTGAATTAATTGGTGGAAAACGCATTATAGCGGTCGTTCCAATTGGTTTCCAGCCATTATTAGACGTTCAGATTGAGGATGTTCATAACTACAAGTCTGCTGGTGTTTATCATCACAATTGCGGTAAAAGTTTCTCTGTTGGCGCTGAAGTGTCCTATCACCTTACCGGGCTGTATCCAGACTGGTGGGACGGTCGCCGCTGGGCGCGTCCGACCGTCGTATGGGCATCCGGAGAGACAGCAGAGGCGACGCGCGACAATCCTCAGCGCGTATTGCTTGGACTGGCCGGCGAAAAGGGAACCGGAGCCATTCCGGCAGATTGCCTGGGTGGAGATTATGGTCTGGCATCGGGAACAGCAGACCTGTTCGACTACATAAAGGTTAGGCACCATACGAATGGCGTTTTCGATGGCTGGTCGTTCCTGCGTTTCAAGTATTACGCACAGGGGAGAAAGAAATGGCAGGGGCCGCCAGTTGATTTCGTTTGGTTCGACGAGGAACCGCCAGAGGAAATCTACGACGAAGGATTGGCGCGGACGATCGCAACAGGCGGAATGGCCGCCATGTCATTCACGCCGCTGCAGGGGATGTCGACCGTGGTGCTGCGCTTCCTTGGGAAAGAGAAAACTACCGACCGTGCCGACGTCAACATGACGATAGAGGACGCCGAACACATATCACCGGAGGAACGGGTTCGGATCATCGCCAGCTTCCCTGCGCACGAACGCGAGGCGCGCGCCAAGGGCATTCCGACACTAGGCAGCGGACGCATCTTTCCGGTCGAAGAAGACTCAATCAAGGTGGCGTCGTTTCCTATCCCGGAGCATTGGGCGCAGATCAACGGAATCGATTTCGGCTGGGATCACCCGGCCGCTGCTGCGCGTTTGGCTTGGGATAGAGATTCAGACTGCCTCTACGTCATCAACACGCATCGCGCCAGGGAACAGACGCCGATCCTGTTTGCGCCTTCGGTCAAAGCCTGGGGAGACTGGATCCCTGTCGCTTGGCCGCATGATGGCCTGCAACACGATAAGGGCAGCGGCGAGCAGTTAGCCGAGCAGTATCGCTCTGCCGGCCTGAACATGCTGGACGAACGCGCCACCTTTGAGGACGGCGGCAATGGCGTCGAGGCCGGTGTGTTGGAAATGCTCGACCGGATGCAGACGGGGAGATTCAAGGTATTCGCTCACCTGGATGAGTTCTTTGAAGAATTCCGCCTGTATCACCGCAAGGACGGGAAGATCGTCAAGGAGATGGACGACATCATTTCGGCGGCACGCTACGGGGTGATGATGAAGCGCTTCGCCAGGGTTCCGCCAAGGGCTGATCGCCGCGCGCATCGCAAGGAAAGAGATTGGCGAACGGCTTAAATACTGGCTGGCGGTTCACAATTCGCGCAACTATCCTCAGCTAGCTACGCGCATGAACCTGGAACACCCGATACTATCGTCGGACGGAAGTCGCTATTTCAGTGTCGGCGGCGCCGCATCCTTCAAAACCTTCACGCACCGAGGCTATAACTGCTCGCTTGAGTGGGTTGATGGCGAGCCGGCAATGCTGATCTGGTCCGCACGCGGCGGCCTTGACGCCGGGGTGTTCGGGATATGCCTGTCATCAGCAGCCAAGTATGCTGACCCGTCCGGAGACATCACGCCAGCCGGCTATCTGGAAATCATCAATGCCCTGCCGGTTCTCGGGAAGCCACTACTGGAAATCGAGGCCAAGGCGCTTCGTGATTGTGTGTTGCTGTGGATGCCTGACCTTCTGCATATGCCAGCCTGTCCATCCGCTGTCCGCATTGCCGACCGCCCGGAAGCGCTCTGGGAAATCACCCACAAGGACCAGAACGGCAAGGTCTTGAGCGAGGCCAGTATATGAGCAAGAAAGTCGCGGTCGGCCCGGCACTGAAACCGGCAGACGAGATGAAGAAGCACGCGCAGTTGATGACGTGGTTCCAGCAGGAAATGCGCCGGCAGTCGGTGAATCGCTATCAGATGGCGCTCGACGAGGATTACTACGACTCCGAGCAATGGACCGCTTCTGAAAAGGCTGTGCTGCGCGCCCGCGGCCAGGCTCCCGTGGTCTACAACGAAACGAAGTCGACAATCGACTGGCTTATCGGAACCGAGCGCCGGACGCGAACCGACTTCATGGTGCATGCCCGCGAGGAATCTAAAGAAGCGGAAGAAGATGCCAAGGTTAAGACCAAGCTGCTGAAGTACCTGCATGACGCGAACAACACAGGGTTCGAGCGTTCGGCCGTGGCTGACGATGTGTTCAAGGCCGGGATGGGATGGCTCGAAGTCGGAATCTCGGAAGACCCGGAAGACGAACCTGTGTATCAGCGCTACCAGTCCTGGCGTGGCATGCTGCACGATTCGCTTGGCGAGCGGCGCGACATCAACGATTCGCGCTACCTGTTCCGCTTCCGTATGGTCGACCTCGATCTGGCCATTGCTTATTTCCCGGATAAAGAGCGGGAACTGCGCGCCGCAGCGGTTTCATCTGACTCGCAGAGTTACCTCGAATGGTGGAACGGCAACCTGATGGACGACATCGGCACCGGAACGCCGATGCCAGGCAAGTACACGATGTATGACTCGGACGCCTGGGCTAACAACCTGCGCGAGCGCGTGTTGCTGATCGAGTGTTGGTATCGGGAGCCGACCACCGAAAGGGTTGGCATTGGTCCGTCGTCAGTCGATTGCGTGCGCATGAAGATGCGCGTGTCGATCCTGACAGAGAAAAACATCATCACTGACCAGCCAAGTCCGTACCAGCACAACAAGTATCCATTTATTCCGTTCTGGTGCTATCGCCGCAAGCGCGACGGGGCGCCGTATGGCGTGGCCAGGGCCATTCGCGGGCCGCAGGATGCGCTCAACAAGCGTATGTCAAAGGTGCAGCACATCCTGTCGCAGTCACAGATCATCGCCGAGAGCGATGCGTTTGACGACGAAATCATGACCGCCGAAGAAGCGCGCGAAGAATACTCGTCTCCCGATGGCATGGTACTGCTGGCGCGTGGCGGCCTGTCGAAGGTCAGGACTGATCGCCAGAATGATGTGGCCGAGTCGCACGTTCGCCTGATGGATGCCGATACCGCGATCATCCGCAACGCGGCCGGCGTGACGAACGAAAATCTCGGGCGCGATACCAACGCGGTCAGCGGCGTCGCCGTGCAAAAGAAGGTCGATCAGGGGTCGGTGCTGACTGCCGAGATTTTCGACAACATGTTGTTGGCGCGTCAGCTTGAGGGCGAGATCACGCTGTCGCTGATCGAGCAGTATTACAATCAGCCGAAGGTTTTCTCGATCACAGGCGAGCGCCAGAAGCGCGAGTATGTTCAGATCAATACGCCGGACCCGGTGACTGGAGAAATCATCAACGACATCACTGCGCGCCGGGCGAATTTCATCATCGGCGAGCAGAACTGGAAGCAGACGCTGCAACAGGCCGCGGCAGAGTCCATGATGGAACTGTTGCAGCAGCTTGCCCCGACCTCTCCGGAGATTGTGACCGCGTTGCTCGACGTGGCCATCGAGCTATTCGACCTGCCGAACAAGACCCTGGTTCTGCAACGCATCCGCGCTGTCACTGGCATGACCGACCCGAACGAAACGCCGACGCCGGAAGAAGAGGCGCAGCGTCAGGCGAACCAGGCGAAGAAGGACGAAGCTGAGAGGCTTGAAGTTGATCGCTTGCGTGCCGAGCTTGAAAACCTGCGGGCGAAGACGAAGCAGATAGAAGCGGCAGCCGTCAAGGCAGGCACAGAAACATCCTATGCTGCAATGCAGGGTGCACAGGTGATTGCCACGATGCCGCAGGTGGCGCCGATTGCAGACGAGATCATGAAGGGCGCTGGCTATCGTGACCCGAATCCTGGTGGTGATGACCCGAATTTTCCGGTTCCTCCGGTTGCCCAACAACCGCAAGTTGATTTCCCGACCAATACCAGCCCGATGCTGCCGGCGACGGCCGGCACAGGAGAGATGTCCGGCATTGAAACCATGAGACCAGACGGCGTAATTAAATGACGACTTACACGACGGACGACCAATTCCCAGAGGAACGTTGTGATGACTACAAAAAATACTGGCTGGCGATGTAGCATCATTGCAATGATCGACACTAAACCCGCAGGAGCGACGCAGTGACCATTTCCGCAGAAGAACTTTCGACCCTGACTCCAGACGAACAAGAGGCGGTGCTTGCCGCGCAGCAACCGGAAACCGTGGCCGAAGAAACGACCTCGGAAGAAGTTGCGCCTGTTGATTCTGCCGAGTCTGATGATGGCGCCGCCGAGCCGGGCGATGGTGAGCAGGTTGCCGACGATGCCGCAGAAGAAGTTATTCAGCCGGCCGGGTTCGTGCCGCAGTTCGATGCCTCGGCGCCGGAAGGGGTTGCCGAGCAGATTGCCGCGCTGAACGAGCGGGAGCTTGCGCTTGAAGCGCAGTTCAATGACGGTGAAATCGACGCGCCCGAGTTGTCGCGCGCCATGCGCGAAATTTCAAGCAAGCGCACCGAGCTGCTGATCGACCAAAAGCAAGCCGAGTGGGCCGCCAAGCAGAACGCCGAGATCGAGCAGCAATTCAATGCGCGCATCACCAGGCAATTCTTCGACAAGCCGGCAGCGAAGCTGTACGAAGACACAATCATGTACAGGCTGCTCGATGCCACCGTGGCCGATTTGCGCACGTCGGCGCCGGAAAAAGGCTATGAATGGGCGCTCAACGAAGCCGACCGCCTGGTTCGTCAGCGCATCGGCGGAAATGCGCCGAGCCTGAAGCCTGTCGAGGCGCCCCGGGCCAAGGAAGTTCCGCCGACCGTTCGCACCATCGGCAACCTGCCCGCTGCTGCGCCTGCGCCGGTCGGCGATGACCGCGCCGAGAAGATCGGTATGCTCGAAGGCGAGGATCTGGAAAAGTACGTTGGCCGGCTGTCGGCCGATGACCGCAAGAAACTATCGAGGGCCGCGTAATGGCTCAAGGTGTCGTCCATGAAATCGAGGTGGGCGAAACGCTGTTTGCTGGAAACGTTGCCGTGACGGTAGAGCAAAAGAGCGGACGAAAGGCAAGACTCAGAGTTGTAGCGCCGGACGAGACGAAAATCTCGCGCCGGAAAAACGAACCCGGCGAAAGCCGTATGACTGCGGAGCAATCCGTGTAATCGCCGGCATTCCGGCAGTTGATGCGCAGGAGTGCGTCATGTGCTTGTTTAGGAGAATAATGACATGGCACGCACTTCGATTTTGCCGACCGATGCATCGGCATTGAAGGTTTGGGCGGCGGAAGTCGCCATCGACTCCAAGAAGAAATCCTTCTGGGAAAAAATGACTGGCAGCGAAGCCGATGCTTTGCCGGTCGTCCACAAGATGGACCTCGAGTCAGGTCCTGGCGACGAGGTCACGACAACCCTGATTGCCAAGCTCCGCGGCAAGCCGATCGAAGGGTCGGAAAAGGGCGAGGGCCGCGAACAATCGCTGGCTCACTACACGCAGAAAATGCGCATCGACAAGCACCGCCAACTGGTGAACGTCGGTGACGTAATGACGCAGAAGCGCGTCAATTTCAGCGTCACCGATCAGGTGAAGGCCCGCTTGTCTGATTACATGGCCGAAATCTACGACGAACAGGCGCACATGACCGCAGCAGGCGGCCGCGGTGTCGGCACGGAAATCCAGCATTACCCGGTTGGCTATGCCGGCTTCCCGAATACCTTCATCTCGCCCGATTCGGCCCACCTGATCATCGGCAACGGCAAGACGACCTCCACGCTGACTGGTGCCGGCGATACCAACCTGTCGACCGCCATCATCGACCGCGCCGTTGTTCGCGCCAAGAAGATGCTCGGCGTCGAAACCGCCCAGGGTGCCCGCATGGAGCCGATCAACGTTGACGGCCAGAAGGCTTTCGTGATGCTGACTGCGCCCGAGTCGATGTATGACCTTCGCCGCGAAGTCGGTGATGCCGGCTGGCTGACGCTCGAGAAGGCCAAGGCTGCCGCGGTTGGTGCCAAGTCGCCGATCTTCACTGCCGGCCAGTCGTACTACTCCGGCGTCCTGCTGATGGAACACGAAACCTGCGTCAAGCATGCGGTGCATACCAGCAACGGTTCGACCATCGTCCCGACCGTCCGCAACCTGTTCCTCGGCGCCCATGCAATTTCGGTTGCTTTCGGAACCAAGGGACAGCGTGGCGGTGTGCGCTACGAGTTGACCGATTCCGACCTGGACCACGGCGAGGAAGAAGTTGTCATCACCCGCATGATCGCTGGCTGGATCAAGAACCAGTTCAACGGCATGGACTTCGGTGTTCAGTCTGTCGACACCGCCTACACCGCCATCGCGTAAGGAGAACCAAACATGGCTTTCTACCAATCCAAGCAAATCGTCAACAACGAGCCGCTGGTGTCCGCCGATGGCGCCACCGAAACCATTGCCATCGTCGGCGACTTCACCACCGTCACCGGCATGGTCACTGGCGAAATCGTCGAAATGGTCGGCCTCCCCGCCGGATATGTCCCGGTGGATGTCCTGGTCGCCTACGATGCGTCCGCCGCTGCGGCATGGACGGCTGACTGCGGCGTGCTTTCCGGCAACTACGGCGTCACAACGGGCACGGCTCGTACCCAGGGCAACGAAGCGTTTGCGGCCAATACGACCGGCCAGGGTGCTGCCGGCCTAGTCCGGGCTGTCAAGCCGAACCTGGCGCAACTTGCTCCAGCCGATAACGACCGTGGCATCGGACTGAAGATCGTCGGCACGCTGACCACCCTGGTTGTCGGAACCAACATCCGCATGACCTTGCTGGCCCGGCCTGCTCGTAACGGGGTCTAAGCATGGGCCGTCCGCGCAGGAGTGCGAATCAAGCGGCATCTTTGGGTGCCGTTTTTGAATCTGCGCCGGTTGCTTCACCGCAGCCGGCAAGTTTTGCAATCAGTCGCTCGGTCCATGATTTGACCGGTGACGAACTCAGGGCCCATGCCCGCAGGATCGGTGTTTCTGAGCGAGACGTGATCGGACTGTCCGAATCACGGCTGCGTCAGAATTGCCTGGTCATGGCGCGTGAGAACCTGGAAAACGCCTGACATGAATCTCGGTGAGCTTCGTTCTGACTTCAGGGGCCGCGTATGCGACACCAAAAAGCCATACCTGTGGAGCGATCGAGAAGTCGACGGGTACATCAACGAAGCGCTGATCGAGGCGGTTGATCGCGGCCTGATGATCTATGACCGCGAGTCTTTCACAGTAGATGTCGCTGTGGGCGTGACTGACTACGCGCTCGACAAAAGCATCATCCGCGTCAATGCGGCATTGGTCACGTCGAAAGATGGTGTTGCGCTTGACGAGCCAGAGTTGCTGCGCCTGGCAGAACGCGAATCAGGATTTGTGTACCATCAGCAATTCGGTCGCCACCATGATCTGCAGGGATACCGGATTGACGAAGACGGAACATTTGTTCTCGATGCCACGCCTTCGACAGTCGCTACCTTGTCACTGGAAGTTTATCGCTACGCCGATGCGCTGCAGGACGATAGCGACGAGCCTGAGATTCCGAACAAGTATCACGCCAAGATGCTGGATTGGGCGCTGAAGCTGGCCTATCTCAAGCAGGATGCTGACACATACGATCCGTCCGCGGCAGAGCGTCACGACGCAGAGTTTGCTCGCACATTCGGTACGCCAAAGACAGCGCAGCAGCATCGGCAGCGGCTTCGTCGTGCGGCGCGAAGCATCAAGACGCCTGGGTTCTGAATCGGAGGCCACGATGAACCTGCGCATCGAGAACAGCGAACTCTATGTCGACAACCTGAGACTTTGCTTTGCCGAAGCCGGAAATGGACGCCAAAATCTACAGCCTGGACGATATGAGGTCGTCACGCAATACTCCCCTCACCACGGAAAGATACTTCCCGACGCAGTGGGTCTCGGATGGCTTGGCCCTTTCTCTGAGTGCGACGTCATTCTGGGTGGAGTGCGCGGTCGCGCTGGCGTCATTCCATCACAGCACGCTTTTGGCCTGCTTCTCGCCAAACTCGAAGACTGCGAAGATCGTGGCGTTTCGGTAACTCTTGAGGTTCAAAAATGACCGAAGAAGCGAAGCCAGAAGACAAGGAAGAAGAAATCGCTGATTCAGAGATTGACTACGACTGGTTCGATTTTGTTGATTGCCTTTACTCGCTGGAGGGTGACTAAGTGAAGAAGCGCAAGCGAAACATTGTCGGAATGCTCGTTGTGATAAATACCATTGTTAAGCGCATTGAATCGCAACTTGCACAAATTCTTGTTGGAAATGATTGTTGTCACTGGAAAAGGAAGAAGAAATGAGTCGCTATCGTGTGTATTCGCCAGTTTTCATGTTCCTCATTGCAATCATTGCGGCGTGCATCATCGCACTTGTTTCCGGCTGCGCAACAACGGGAAACCAGCCATCTGTTGAGCAAATCAAGGAGCAAGCCTGCCCGGTCATCCTCGGCACGCTCGCCGGCCTGCAAGTGTCTCCTGACATTCCCGCCGATACAAAGGCGCGCTTGGG